TTCATTTCTCTCGACACTCACAAATATACTTAAAATATTCAATACCTGTTTTATTATTAAATTGTCTGTGTTAATTTTATGTATCTCATCTAATCTATTTGGACTCAAGTCAATTACTGTCGCTGACAACGTTACTAAACTATAACCACCGCCTTCTGGAGATGTTAACAAATTTACTAATAATGGATTCTTTGATAATTCTTCACTAACACCCTCTGCGCATGTAGGGCTTATACCAAGATAACCTAAAACTGCTTTCATCACTTCTATACTATTTAATGATCTTATATCTGTTATATAAGGTAAAACCACTGATATATCTAAATCCCGAGCCATACCATTCTTTCTCAATAAATCTTCAACATTAGCTAAACTAAATATTTTTGCCAGTTTACCAGAACCATACCCATAATTTTTAAGCAAAAAATTGAATTCATCACAACTGCCCTTTAACATTGAAGGAATATTATATTCACGTCTATCGACCTTAACAACTGCATCTATAGTTGACAAGACCCTCATTATTATACTTTTTTCAATTAATTTGTTTGAGCTGAGCTCAATTTTACTTAATTCTTTATTATACGTATATCCATCGTTATTTCTCAATGTTACCAGCAGTCGCTTCACATCCGTGTGACTTCTCAAAGCTTTATTAAATGATCTGTTAACTATATTTACATATTTAACATTTTTATTTATTCTAAATTTTATGTCCTTTAATATTATATCGCTTTTATTAGATATCTCAACTTTCTCCAAATTTAAACTATCATAATAAAGTTTAAAATTTGTATCTAATACTATCTTTTCAGTTGTCATTCTTTTAACTTCTAGAACCTTAAATTTTTTCTCAGCAATAATTGATGATAATTCATCAATAATCCGATTACTCCCTCTATTAGTCAACACTTTTGAGATCCTCCTAAATAACGTTATTGCATCCATATTCAACCATTCACATTGCTGTATCCTATATAAATTATAGATATCTACATTTGGAAATATTAGCAAACTACTACACATTGGCAAACCAATACCACCCATTGACAACGGCATGAACATGCTACTATACCCAGGTATTATAAAATATCGATCTTTCCCTTCTTCATCCACCCTTAATGGTAACCTTATTAATAACATCATAATTATAATATCGTACATTATTTCTGTTTTAAAACCTCTTTCACAACTCAATCTACCTAAACCAATCACTGTCGCCCCAATTTCTTTATTATCAAAATTGGTATTCTTCTCTTTATTAAACATCTGGATTCTCTGATTATAAAAGAAGGTCCCATATATTACAAATAATTTTGTATATTCAACTGATTTATTATCCACTCCACCTTTTTTATTTACCTGAAACCAATATTTAGCTGCCAATTCATTTTTGATATTCTTCATTTTCTCAATCTTCACTATATCCTCATCTTTTACTTTATACCTTGTATTTGACAATCTCTCAACGTCAACCTTAAATAATGCCTGACTGTCATCACCCTGTACCTTTGAAAAATATCTTATATATCCGAGCTCTAATTTTATCTCATCCCACATTATCCTTTGAAAACATTCATTTACAATACTATCAACCTCTGAAGTTATTGGCTCACCCGACTGAACAATATCTAAAAAATACAAATGTGATATACCATTGTTATCTTTAATTAAAAAAGGCTGTCTATATTTGTAATTTATCCAACTAAATATCTCACCAACGGTATACTTATCATCATACATCGTATTTAAATCCTGATTGAATCTCCAAATTATACTCCTCCGCTTCCACATATGTACTGTGCCATCGAATTTACTGAAATCAAACGTAAACCCAAAACTCATTGGATCTGAACTCGACCTTAATATATCTATTATATCAACAAAAGGTATACCTGTAGGCTTAGTATAAACATCTAAATGTTTCATGTAGTCCGTCAAAGGTATTTTGACACATAACCCTAAAATATGGTTATCAATTGAATCATTAAAAATAAAACGCGTCCTCTTTGAAGGTACTTTCCTCGTTCCACTAGTTTCTAATGGCATTATGAACTTTGGATTATTTACAACATACTCACCAACAAATGGCGCTACTTGACTTTTCTTCGATAAATCCAAAGTTTCAAAAATATTATTAGTTCTATGTTTAGGCGCATAATATTTTATTTTATCTTTGCTCCCCTTCTCCTCTGACAACAGTTTTACTTTAATCCTCAATCCCCCTGCTGATTTACCAGTTTGATTATATGGTACTTCTTTCATCAACATCTTTTTATTTAAAATTTTATAACCATCCTGCTCCATCCCTTTTAATATCCTTGAAACTTCATCTGATAAAGTTGCGTTCCAAATTTCATAATCTTTGCCCTTCTCTATTTTATCTGGTATTATACTTGTATAAGTTGACTCTCTCTCCATAGCTTCCTTTATTATCGCCTTATCCAATAACAATAGCTCTGGATTGTCAAAATCTTTTTTAAAAACTTCATCTCTATCAATGCTATATTCACTTTTATGTTCTTCAGCTGCTTTAACAATCGGATCAATACACTGTCTTTCAAAACTTGGAACCTGATCTGTACTTGTGTAACCGCACGCATATGCACAAGCCGCTATTGTTTCAGCCTCACGCAAATTCTCACTTGTAAACTCTTTATTTGGTAACGCCCTTATATATTGATACAATTTATCCGGTTTATAAAATCGATAAGTATCACAAAACTCAATGTGTTCATCAATCATCTCATCAACATCACTTACCGTTACATCACTAAAATTGTCAATCCATTTATATCCTGAACCAACAACATCTGAACCTTCATAAAATCTTGGTATCATACATTCCTCCTCCTCTTTCTTAATTGATATTAATCTATACATATTGGTTAACAGTGCACCCAACTCATTACACATTAAACCTGGATTTTCTGAAATTAAATATTTTAAGACATCTATCAATATATCTTCTATATTAGGATAATTCAATATCAACAATGATATATACAAAAATACGTGTATCTTAATCATCACATTACTTTCACCATATTCCTTTATTCTCTTCTCACTCTTAATATATGTTTTATATTTTAAGTATGATATATATTTGTGCATTATCTCGAAAACCTGCAAACTTACTGCCTTTAGCTTAAACATCTTAATCATTATAAAAGTGTATGTCGTTAAATCAGAATCCGACAATATCACACCCTCGCGCTCCACTCGTCTATGCAAGTACTCTGAAACATTTCCATCATTTAAAAAACTCGGTAGATAGTACTTAAAATAATCATCCTTTCTAATCTCATCATCTTTTAACTGACTTGATCTCTTTATCTTGAAAACATCTTTTGACTTTTTAATTTTAAAATATTCAAATATTGATTTAAATTTATTTATTCTTGAATTCACTCCAGTTCTAATTTTCACGTTTAAACCTTCACGTTCTATTTTTACTCCTTCAAACCCCATTACTGTGTAAAATTCAAGAGCTATCTCTTCGCATTTGTTCTCGAATTCATCAAAATTTTTAAGTTCACTAAGTA